CGCATTGGGACTGGCGCAACGGTGCGCTTGATGGCAGGGTAGATGCGGTGATTGCCAAGGGCGTATCTGATGCCGTGGACACGATACCAAACGCGCCCAGGCGCTGGAACACGGCGTTGGCGTTTGAGGCGCGCAATCTGGCGTCAATGGCCGCTGTGTGGTCATCACCCGTGTTGCCGAAGGACAAGGAGGAACTGGCCGTGCTGGTGCTGGAGGCTCGGACTATGCTGCTGGATCGGCTGAGGCGGGATGGGGTGTTGACTTGAATAACACTGTTTGCAATGACACGCTGCACAAAAACCCAGTCTGTAGTAAACTACAGTTGTCAAGTGGTGCAACACAAGACAAAATCGCAATGGCCTAGGCCCTGGCTTCTTACCCGCAAGGGACCGTGTTGCACCACGGGAAAGTCTGGACCTAGGCTTTTTCACGTCAGGGCGCGTATTGGCAAAGCACAAAGGCTTGTATCAGCAGCACCCAATAAGCACCGGCCCGGAGTAACTGCTCCGAAGCGCCGACCCCGCGTTGATGCACCGATGGGGCGAAGTCTGCCAAGACTGTGACAGGCGTTAGCTTGGTAGGCGAGTGGAATGCATCCCTCATGGGCACTTGGCCTGACTCTCAGACACTGGGGTCAGGTGGAGAGGTTGATATTCACCATATCACCTTGCTGTAGCCATGGATCAATCAAATATTTGACAGAACCTAAATTTCTGGTATTCTGCGTGGGTCGGGCGGAGCGTTCCCGAAAGATTCACAAAACGCGCTAGCCAACCAATTTAGCTGATCTGCCAAGCGTAGAAACAGCATCCGAAAGCCTCGACAAGCAATTGCCGGGGCTTTTTGCATACACGTATCAGTGGCGCAACTGGCAGCGCGTCGGTCTCCAAAATCGAAGGTTGTAGGTTCGACTCCTACCTGGTATGCCAATACGTGGGGTCGAGCCTCAAACCATTTTTGCTTTTTGCACAAACGGCCCGCACCCCGCACCCAACCCGCCCAGTCAGATTAACCAGCCGCATTCCCTCCAGCGGTCCGGAAGATCAACGCGGAAGCCCATCTGTGCTGTGGCGTGAAACAGCCAGACCCGGGAAGTCCCCGGCATAGCTCCCGATAACAAGGGACGCCGGGGACAGACCGGACAAATTAGCAATCCTGGAAACCGCCCAGGTGCCCAAGAGGGCGGTACTTCCACGGTGGCACCCATCGTGTAAGCGGTCCAAGGTGATAGGGCCATGCCCAGTCAGTCAATTGATAGTCCCATGGGCGCACACTAGGAACAACATGACACCAGAACAAATGGCCGGAGCCGAACAACCCGAAGCGGATGAGCAGTGCATTTGCATCTGCAAGACACCGGAAGGCTTCGAAGTCGGCACGCATGAAGAGTACATGGCCGAATCTCAAGGCATGCAAGGACCCGAGGGACAAGAGAAGAGTGCCATGAAGCCAGCCGCATCGCTGGATCAAGCACTCCAGATGGCCGCGCAACTGCTCCAAGGCGGGCAAGACTACGAGCGCCAGCAACAACAGCAAGGTTTCGAGCAAGGGTTACAAGCATGACAACCGTCACGATCACATTCACCGACACGCCTGACAATTTGGTGAGCGTGGTAACTCAGATCACTGATTACAACGTCGACAGCAACGCGCAGGACATGGCCGGCAGGGCGCTGAAGCACCTGGAAGGCATCGCGCCCATGGTCGGTGAGTCTCCCGCGCAGATTGAAGAACTGGAGCCGGTGTTGAAGCTGGTTAGGGCGTAGATCGTGGCTGCGAAGGGCGAAAAGGCGAAGGTTGCCGCAAAAACAGGCAAATCCAAGGCTCCTACGCGCCTGGACGCCAAGGTTTCGGCATCAGTACCCGCAGTAAAGCCGTTGACAGCCGCGCAGAAGCTGGATGCCGTTGGGATTGATGCGATATGTGCCAAGGTCGCGGAGTGCGTCACGCTACAGGTGATTGCTGATGAAGTCGGGGTATCGAAGTGGTCGCTGATTCAGTGGATCAATAGCGATACCAACCACGACGCGCACGCCCGCGCACGCGAGCGAGGCGCAGACAAGCACGCTGAGGACATTCTTGCCATTGCTGACGAGGTTCACGTAGAGGCCAAGTACGACGGCGAAGATGTCCGTTTGGCCCTTGACGCTACCGCTGTAGCCCGCAATCGCCTTCGGGTTGATACCCGCAAGTGGCTGGCTGCAAAGATGAATGCAAAGAAATACGGCGACAAGACAACGCAAGAGATCACTGGTATCGACGGCGGGCCGGTTGATGTCAGTCTGAAGGTGAGCTTTGTCAGCCCCGGTTGACGTTAAATTTCCCGAGTGGGCAGCGTTTCTATTCAAGCCCTACCGGTTTAAGGTAGCTTTCGGCGGTCGTGGCAGTTCCAAGAGCTGGAGCTACGCCAGGGCGCTATTACTCATTGGTGCACAGAAGAAAACCCGCATCATCTGCGCACGGGAAGTGCAGAAGTCCATCAAGGAGTCGGTTCACCGGCTTCTGAGCGACCAGATTCAGGACATGGGACTGGGCCAGTTCTATGAAGTGCTGGAAACCGAGATTCGCGGCAAGAACGGTACGACATTCAGCTTTTCAGGGCTGGCGCAGCACACCGTAGAGTCGATCAAGTCCTTTGAGGGCGCTGATATTTGTTGGGTGGAAGAGGCCCAGACGGTTTCCAAGAAGTCGTGGGACGTTCTGACACCGACGATTCGTAAGCCTGATTCAGAGATTTGGGTGAGCTTTAACCCTGAACTGGACAGCGACCCGACTTACCAGCGGTTCGTGCTGAACACGCCGCCAAATAGCTATGTGGCAGAGGTGAACTACGGGGACAACCCATGGTTTAACGAGGTTCTGGAGCAAGAGCGGATTCACTGCCAACAAACAGCGCCGGAAGATTACCCAACGATCTGGGGCGGAAAGTGCCGAGCGGCGGTCGTAGGTGCGATCTATGCCCGTGAGATCGACCAGGCACAGCGTGAGCAGCGGATATGCCTGTTGCCATACGACCCGAAGCTGAAAGTCCACACAGTTTGGGACTTGGGCTGGAACGATTCAATGACTGTGAGCTTTGTTCAGCGTGTGCGCTCAGAGCTTAGAGTGATTGACTACATCGAGGACAGTCACCGGACTCTTGACAGCTATGTGGCTGAGATCAAGGAGCGGCGGTGGAACTGGGGCGTTGATTACCTGCCGCACGATGGGTATCACAAAGACTTTAAGACCGGCAAGAGCGCAGAGCAGATTCTGAAAGCCTTTGGCCGCAAGGTTAAACCAGTGCCGAATATACCGGTGGAGTCTGGAATCAAGGCGTGCCGCATGGCTTTGTCGCAAATGGTGTTTGCCAAAGGAAAGACCGACCGGTTGATTGAGTGCCTGAAACGGTACAAGCGGCAGATCAACACAACGACCAACGAGCCTGGAGTGCCACTGCATGACCAGCACAGCCACGGTGCAGACAACGCCCGATACATCGCGCTCTGCGCCGATCAGATGAGCAACGAAGAAGAGCGCACGGAAAGAATGAACGTCATCGACTACCAACAACTCGATCCAGAACTAGGATACTAAATGGCAACACTCTACATCTCCGAATTCCGCGCAACCGGCCCAGACCGCAACGGCTTCTTGCGCCCAGTAATGCGCCTGCCTCCCATTGCAGAGCAGACAGTATCGATCAGCGGAACATCGGCGCAAAGTGCTGCATTGAACGCTGATACGGCATTCGTGCGGATCATCTCTGATTCGGTGTGCTCAATCTCGGTCGGCACAAACCCAACGGCGACGACTTCATTGATGCGCCTCTCAGCGGACAGCGCGGAATACTTCGAGGTTGTCCGTGGCGCAAAGATCGCTGTAATCTCGAACACGTAATGTTCAATCTCGCGCTGGGCCGGATGGGTAGGGTTGGGAATATCACTGGGATTCAACGCGCCATCGCCTTCCTGCGCTCCCTTGGCACCTCCGCCCACGTCTGGCTACCCGGCGCAAACGGCGTATCAGTCGCATCGCTGCCGAGCAATAACTACCTGTTGTCGGGTGGCAGCACAGGCTACAGCACGGTTGATGGTGTTGATGGGCTGACGCTGGATGGGATGGGTAGTTTGGGGAGTGAGCTAGTTGGCTCGGGCGCAGTTGGACTTGTTGGCGCGGCTACGGTAGCCACATACAGCACGACTACGGGTGTCGGCACGGTAACGCGGGTGGATGCTAGCAATCAGTCATTTGTACAGTGGTCAGGACTGAGCAACGTATTACACAAAGTAACGATCTCATGTACGAGCGGGGTCGCAACCTCTGTCAGGTCGGGCTCTCAAGCTGGCAGCGCAGTTGCAACCGTTCTGTCTGGAGAATCACCGACATTCTTCATTACCCCCACAGGCGGCTTGATAACAATCACAAGCTCGTCCGGTACTGCTGGTTTTACTGTCACATCGTTCAAAGAATACACAGGCACCCACCTAACCCAACCCACGACAGCGAACAAACCGCTTGTGAGGAGGGGGGCGTATAACTTGCTGAAGTATTCAGAGCAGTTCGGTAATGCCGCGTGGGCGAAGACGTTGTCGGGGTCAGGCGTTTTACCCGTAGTAACGGACAACTATCTCGGAGAGGTGGGCGTAACGCGCATACAGGTAGATCGGGGGGCTGGCGGCGTTATTGGCGACCAGTCAATACTCGATCAATCTGTTGTAAGCACGGTTGGCGCAGTTTATTATGGGAATTGCCAAGTCAAAGCCACTGCTGTGGGGGATGTAGGAAAAATCATCGTGTCTCGCGGAGCTGGTGGGGCCGGTTATAGGGCTACCACTCTTACTGCGGAGTGGAAAAACTTTGGCGGGGCAGAGACGGCTATTGCGACTGCCGCGTCGCTCAGCATAGGACTGCGGGGCACGATTAGCAGTTGCTCGCAAACAGCGGATTTTCTGATCAGAAGCACACAGCATACAAGCGGCGCGGCAGCAGAAGACTACACCCCCACAACCACAACAGCAGCCTCCAACCCAACGAGCGGTAAATACTGGTGGAGCTTCGACGGTAGCAATGACAGCTTGCTATCCGGCAATCTCGGGATTACGAATGCTTGCACGATTGTGATTGCGGGGCGGGTGAATAGTTTGGCTGCGGCGCTGCGAATGTTTATCGGTGAGGATACAGGCGGTTTGCAACTTTACGCATACAACTCAGGAAACGTAGAGTTTTATAAAAAGGGGGCAGGGGCTCTTGTTACTACAGGAGCCGGGGTAATTGTTGCGGGTGTCCCGTTTGTGCTTACGGCTCGACTATCGGGTGGCACAGCAGTGATTAGGCTGAATGGTGTGCAGATTGCCACGGCTGCAACAGCACTCGTATTTGCAGCCACAACCGGGGCGCGGATAGGGCTTGAATTTGCCGGGGCTTTGTACCCGCTAGATGGCGCACTCGGTTGGGTAGTCGCCCTCCCGGTAGCACTATCCGACGCAGATTGCCTGACAGTTGAGCGGCTGGTCGGTTCACAGTTCCCCGGAATGGCTACGTTCTGATCATGACCCAATACATCAAATTCGCCGCCACTGTTTACCTGATACTGGCCGTGCTGATTCTCGTGACCGGGATAACTGGTTGCGACAAGCTGCCAATGACCCGCAAGCAGAACGTAGACACCATAACGATCACTTGGATCAAAGAGACGCCAAAGTCTTGCGGCAACGCTCCCGGCCGCATCAACGCCTGCGCGACCAACAACGCAGACTTCACGCAATGCACTATCAGGATGCCAGAAGATACGGCTGACTGGATCGTTGCGGAAGAGTTCAAACATTGTTTCGGATGGGTGCATTGATATGAGCTACAACTACAACGTCCGTATCGAAGTACCAGCATCGCAAGCAGAAATTGCTGCGAAGATCGGCGCTGCTTTAGACCCCGACTCTGGCGGCGCTGCAAGCTGGAACCGAACGATCATCGGCTACACGGAGGACAAGCCAGCCAATCTACGGGGACAACATTTTTGTGAGCACTCCGTGCCGCCAGGAGTTTGCAGAGCAAGTGCTACTGCTGATCGCAAACCCGGCCATGCTGCATGCTGTTGTCGCGCAAGACTACGCCGCACGGTGGCCTGATGAAGTGCCGCCGACGCTTGCTGAGTGCGAATCCTTCTGTGCTTCGGTGATACCTGATGAAACACTTACCCCTATCTAGCGTGCGCGGGCGTATCCGTGCCTACATAGAGCGCCACGCTGACAAGCTAGGCACCGACGTGCTGGAGGTCGGCAGCCGC